TAAATCCGCTGCGCCAAGCGGAGCGCTTTTGTTCTGCTGAATATGAATAAGTCCATTGCTAATCAACTTGGCCTCATTACTAAACAATTTAAGACGAGAAACAATGTCTTTTTCATTATTAGAAAAAAGTTTTAATATTGGATTTATGTTCTTAATATATATAAGAATACTATCAGTGTTCATTTCTTGCCATGATAAATAGAGAAGTATCAACATTTCCAATTCTGACAATTGGAAATCAAACATAAGTTTAGTAGAAGCCAGCCTCGCCGATCGCTTCATGCGGATACCAATTTTAGCATATTTTTTTTCTGCTTCTGCTCTAAGTTTTACAGCACAAGCCAGAGCATTTGCAGGAACAATATTAATTCCAGTTAAAGTTCTGATTCTTTTAATATATTTAGTTACTTCTGGCAGCGGAACTGTCTCGATAAATAACGCCGCATTGAGATAAGTGAAGTACTCTCCTATATCGAGAAGAAAGTCATTATATGAAGCAAAGCTATTTTTATGCGAGCTCAAGGTGTACTTCTCCTTTATGGGAAATCATTTAAACTATATTTATTAATAGGCATATATTACTGATTGTGTTTTTGCATCATAACCCTAGGCCTTACAACTTTATCTACTCTAGGGTCATCTTCTCTAAATTCTGTCTCCACCAGCAATGCATCAGTGGTAAGCATAAGCAGGGCAACAGATACAGCATTTTCAAGGGCAACTCTACTTACCTTAGCTGGGTCAATAATCCCATTTTCTATTAAGTTGGAATACTTTTCCGTCGCCGCATTAAAGCCATATCCATACTTATCTGGGTATGCCTCTAGTGCCTTTGTGACTGCCTCAGTGGCAGGGTCTAATCCGGCATTCTTGGCTATTTGTTGCGTAGGGGCTCTTAAAGCTCGCATAATGATATTAAACCCAATCTTGGCGTCTTTATGCTGTTGGCCCTCCATGGCCTGTTCTACGGCCTTTGACGCATACAGGAAAGCCAATCCTCCACCGGGGAGAATCCCCTCTTCCATTGCGGACTGAGTAGCGTGAATGGCATCTTCTACCCTATCTTTAGCCTCATTTGCCTCTTCATCATTCAGCCCCCCTACACGTATAACAGCAACGGCGCCACGTATTCGACTAAGTCTGTCACGTAGCTGATCAATCTCAAATGGAGCCAAGTGCTCTTTGTCAAGTGCATACTGAATTCTTTCCATTCTTTGGTTGATAGCCTCTTTATCTCCCGCACCGCCCATAATCGTCGTAGTGTCCTTTGTGCATATAATCCTTTGAGCTTGTCCACAAAAGCTCAACGTCAAATCATTGAGACTGGTAACAGCTGGGTCGACAAACTGTGCGCCCGTTAATACTGCCATATCCTGACAAAGCTGAGTTTTAGCTTCACCATATCCGGGTGCGTTGACTGCCGCAACGCTAAGCAGCCCCTTGGATTTATTATAGATTAATGTTTGCAGAACTTCATTACTAAACCCATCAGCAATAATCAAAATAGGTTTTTTAGTCTTATGTACCTCATTCAAAATTCCGATTAATGGTTCTGGAGAGACAAGTTTATACATAGTTATCAATACATAAGCATCTTTCAGCTCTGCCACATTCTTTATGGGATCGGTAACAAGATATGGAGTAGGCAACCCTCTGTCAAACTGAAATCCTTCTGTAAGAGTATAATAGGTCTCGGACGTTTGTGACAATTCCACAGTGACTACTCCATTGTCAACTTTGGTAATTGCTTCTGCTATAATGTTCCCCATCACAGAATCATTATTAGCAGAAATAGTCGCTATCTTTTTAATATCCCCTTCTTTAATTGGGGTAGCCAAGCGTTTCAACTCTTGGATGGCAATATCTTTTCCCGCATTAATTCCTTTACGTAGTTCAGCAATATTAACTCCGACCGAGATAGCCTTACGTCCCTCATTATATATTTCTCTTGTCAATACGGCCGCCGTAGTTGTTCCATCCCCCGCAGCGTCATTAGTCGCATTTGCAGCTGTCCGAATCATATTGGCTCCAATATTTTCTGCCGGGTCTTCTAGAATCGTTTCATTGGCAACAGTCACTCCATCTTTGGTAATTAAGCTACCATATCTACCACGGTCGATTGTTACCATGCGGCCCTGTGCACCTAAAGTGCAAGCCACTACATCGGTAATCGTGTTAACGCCTTTAGCTAGAATATTTTGGGCCTCTTCTTTAAGATATACTTTTTTAGGTGTACTCATGATCTATCTCCTTTGAGTTGGTGTTATAGTTGGAAATAATTTATGTATTAATTCCTCTGCGCTTTCATAGATAGAATTCACGTCGAATTCATTAAGCAAGACCGCATCAACATCCTGATAATTGTCTAAGGCAATTTCTGATTCATGGCGAGCATCTCGAGACGGATCAATATATAAATTACCTTCGCCATCATAGCGCAATATACGCATGATTTTACCGTCAAGACTCTTAATAAAATTCGCTTCATTTAACAGTCTAACGTCAGCCACTATTACATTTTCTACGTTCTTGCTTCTTAAACTCTCCAGTGTTTTCGATACGTGTTCTATCCAATAGTCTTCTTTAAAATAGTTGCGACGAATAGTCCCCCACCATTGCAGAAAATTGCCGTCCTTGTCTTTCATACCATTGGTGATTATTTCCGGGGAAATATAATCTGGTATTGGAATAATTTGGCCATTTTCCAGTGTTACCGCATCGTTACCTGTGAGGGTACAATATTTATAGACTTCCTTGGCCTCCCCGTACAAAGCATCAGAAAAGTGAAGAACGACAAATCCATATTTGTCTCTGAGAAAAGCAGCCGTTGTATCTTTACCGCTTCTTGCTTTACCAGAAATACCTAGAATATTCATGCCTATATCCCTATCTTACTTTTCTGTTCTAACGTTTTTCAATAAAATAATGTACTGTATATTTGCTCTTAGCAAAGCGCTTAGCCATTCGTTGCAAACGATTATAGTTAAGATTATCCAACATTTTTATTCTATTTTCTAGAGTCAATAGCTTGGCATTAGCTTCAAATTGAGCAGGGGTTGATTCATATGACATAATGACTAGCTCATTGCTAAGGCCATCCGTTAGACTGTCAATACTGTTATGTGTTAAACAGTAAGTAGTTTTCATACTCATTGATGCCATTTTAACAACTTCTGGGGTTATCGTCTTTACGGCATCTTTTACGATATTAGCAAGAAGCTTGTGGCTCTTGGTCATCGCCTCCGGCTTTCTCTCCATGGCATACTCAATCCCGAGTAAAATACCTCCATCTACCCTAGAGATAATGCCGTTACAATCATAACAAATACCGTGATTGCTGCGCAATACCTCATGGGCTCTTGAGCTATTACCAGTAAAAAATATTTCACCAATAGCCAAAGCATCATACCACGCCTGAGTGCCCACTATTGGACCAGAGGCCTCCATAAAGTGGAATCTTCGTGCCTCAATACCAGAAAGGCTATAATCTGAAAGCTTCCAAGTCACTATTTGATTGCAATATGCCTTAGCTTTATTTTTATCTAGATGCATTTTTATTTTAGGATCGTATTTTCCAAAGTCTGTCTTTTTCATAAAATCCTCAATCTCATCCGTAGTCAAATCTCCAACAATTAACACAAAACTCTGATCGCCCCAAACTCCCCACTTTTTATGTGCCCTTTTAAGGTCTGCGACAGTAATATAGTCTAAATAATCAGAGCCTATCATTACTCCCTGTTTATATCTGGGGAGTTGCCTTGTAGCCGCTCGCATCGTAACATCTATGAAGGCAGCCGTGTTATCTGCGTCCAATGCTTCGGCTCGGATTACTTCCCTTTCTCGGTCCCAATTCTGTTGGGTGTAGTTTTCAGTTTTAAGTTGAGCTGTCCACTGTCTTGCAACTTCATCTAGCGCCTCTAGAGAAACTATCCCTGAAGCGTCCAATCCAGCCATAGCAAACCCGGTAAAAGCATTGATCTTAACACCGACATTCGTCGCCATTGCGTTGACGGTATTGTGATCTCCAATAGCATTAAAAACGAGCATGTGCTCAATCGCATGTGCTAGGCCAGGAATGTCCTCATAGGCTGCTCCAGCGTGAGGAAGAATATATTGCATTCTAAAACATTTTTCAAATGCTCGATAATGAATAACTATTGGCTTCCCTTTTATTTTAATAACGTTAATTTCGGCCACTGCTCTTCCTCTCTTTCTTTATAATTAATATAAGCCAAATGAAGGTAAAAGTCAATATCTTCCAGACCTTTATAAAAAATACCGCCCTCCCCGGGGAGGAGAGGGCGGCTTGAGACAATCCACGCGGCCTTATTTAATCTTTCTTTCCGCCATCGTTTTCGTCTTCAGTCTCTCCAGAATCTGGCATCACTGAGATACTGATAGATGTATAAAGCTCCATCATTGATGCTTTATTGGCCTCTCTTACGGCCTCGTCGATTGTCTTTCCCACTGCACTCAACTCGTCAATGCTGCCTGAAAATGTAATCTCCAACTTCTTTTTTGAGGTTAGAACCTTCTTAATCTTTAGGCCTCTAATCTCCGCAACCTTTTCGTCAGCGCTCATCAATGTCACCTCCTATTACTTCAACTTGCTAAGGCGCTTGAGAGCTACCTTAGACACTGAGCCCTTCCGCACTGAGGTTGCTCGAACAAACTGTTCCTGACGAGTCGTGGGGTGGAACCAGCCTTTTGCCTGGAAGGCCCTGCGAATGCGGGACACAGACTCCAGGGGAGGATAGCCACCGTTCTTAGCCACGTTAACATCCAACATGAGCCGGTCGTCTACTATTTCCACTCCAAAATACTTGTTAAGTATTGTGGCATAAAGCAGAACGTCGTTGCTACGGCAGCCGACATTAGACGTTAGGACATTCTCAATCTGGCGTGACAGAGAGTCCTTCTTTGTTAGCTTTTGGGGCGGCGTAGAGCTGGTTTTGACCTTGTTCTTCTTCATCATTTCTTTTCTCCCTTCTGCGCTTTTGCGCTCTCATGGGTAATATAATACTAAGATCGACAAAAGTCAATGACGATAATCCATTTCTCTACGGCTCACACGCGCCTGCCACTACACCCAAAGCGAAGTACTTGACGAAAAGAAAACTATGTATTATATTAATGGTACTAGGGCAGTAAAACTACCCACACTTCGTACCACGGCGAAGCCTCCCAATACTCGACAGGGAGGCTTTTCCATGAACGGCACACATATGTTCTCTTCGACTAAGACAATATGCTATTTTCGACAATAAATAGTTAATGATTGCGATCTTCTTTGGATGGCTCTGTATACTTGAATACTTTCCAGTAGACTAGACGTCCCACTCTAAAACTACACTTAGTGCCGTCGTGAAGTGTCAATTCGCCCATATAATTCCTATTCTCTACGGCGGCAGTAATGGCGTTATATGCCGCCATAGCCTCTGCTTGGCTCTCATATTTAACCTGCTCATGAGATCCATTGTTAAAGAATAGCCTTACCACAAAATTTCTTTCGGCAGGTTTTGTCATTTTAATTCTCCTTTTTCGTGCTTTCTGCTGAAACTACAGAATTGTATATAAAGTAGGCAAGAAGGTCATAGTCTTCTGGGTCAGCTAATTTAGTCCCATCTTCTGCCATGCTTTCTACGGTATGCAATAATTCGTGTATCATTGTAATTGTCTGCTCTTTGACTGGCTGTGCAGATGATACAAAAATTTTATATTCTGCCGAGGTTTCCACCGGGACAACCTCTCCCATCTTTAGAGATGGAAGTCTCTTACGAATAATCTCTATAATATTATCTCCGCTAAGCTTAAGTATAGCAAGCGATTCAGGCTTTCTCATCCGCCCAAGGAGCGTCTTCATTAATTAATAAATCCAAACGCTCAGCATCCCTGCACATAGAATTAAAGGTCACTATATTATCCATATAGAGCTTATGACCAAGTTTACTCAACATGTCAAATTGTTTACGAGTATAAAGCTTAGGTCTAAATTTTTCTGGAGATAAAGCAAAAATCTCAAAGGGAATTTTTAATAATTCCGAAGTGTTATCGCAGCCTGAACCGCAACCAGTAGAACAACAATTAGGCATTACTTCTCTCCTTTCTAATACTGTCTATTCTGACTGCGCCTTAGAGCCAAGAGAGCTTCGCGCTTTTGCTTAATTAAGTCCGTTATTGTTTCATGCGCGCCAATTGGAGTTGAGGGCGTAGATGACACGGCAAGTATCTCAACTTGTTTAGACGCAGGGGCAACTGGAGATGGAACTGGGGGATTCGGTGAAGAGACGACGGATGAAGAGACGGGTGAAGGAACAGCAGTGGCAATCTGTGGAGGCGGAGAAACGCTTTGAGCAACTGGCTTTTCCACTTTACGATATCCACCACAACCGCACGGCATGAGGCACCTCCCTTAATGTCAAGAATTATTAATATATAAGCCACCTATTTCTAGGTGGCTCGTCTTTCTCAATTGTTTCAATTCCTAAAGTCCAAGAATAAAATTTCAGCTATCTTCATCGGTCGAGCCAGGAGCGACCAAGCTCTCTAGCTTTTCTAATAATTTCATCATAACGTCGCTATTTTTACCCTCATAAATAGAACGCATCAGAGCATCGTGATCCTCGTCGGATAATTTAACACTTTCAATATGATATTCAGTATAATTATCTTTAATCTCTCTGCTAATCGTCAAAAGTCTCTTACTAATAAAAGCCGACAGAGTAAGACCATCCTTTTTGGCCAATACAGTTAACTGCCTAATAAGCCCCGGCTTAAAGTCAATAAAACCTAGCACCCCGCCCTTCGCAAGCCCAATAGCATAAATACCTTTAAAAAGTTTCATGCCATTTTGACAATATGGACAGGACGCAGAAGCGTGACAATTTTTCTTCTGCTTCTTACCGTCGACATCAACATAATGAGCAGCATAAGGCCTTTCGGTATCTGGCACAATTACAAATGTTTGTGGCTTATCTCCCAAACGAATAAAACTAGATTCATTTCCTCTCATTGCCCTTCCTTTCTGGCTCCCTGATTAACTCAGACATCACTTGAGTCTTCCTATGACATTTATTACATTTAAAAATATACACAGTCTCATACTTTTGTACTAAAACAGTGTCGCCACCGCAATGAGAACACTTTACTTCATCTCTTGTCATTTGCCTTCTCCTTTTTTCTCGTTAATAATAAGCGTTTAAAGACATGACCTCCTTTATGAACGGGGGCAGAGATATAACTTCCAGGTCTCACGCTCCAATGAGAGTAATAACATATCCAAGTGGTCAGAATAGAATCGAAAGGAATCTCTTGCTCTTTAACTCTTGCCACTTGCATTCTCCTTTACTGTTGATAGTTTATAGACATGGCCTCCTTCATAAGCGGCATCTGTCATATAATGCCTAGGTCCAAGGGGCAAACGATAGCTATAACATATCCAAGTAGTTAAAACAGCATTGAAAGGAATCTTTTGCCCTTCATTCAAAATATCATTAAAACTCATTCTCTATGCCCTCCCTATGAATATAATTCTTAAACGAAAGTTTGTCAATAGCTGAGGCGCGATAGGGAAAGCCATCAAACATGAGTGACCGCACAAGCTCCACCCGCGCACGCCGCTTGCTCAGTTAAGGCTGTATTATCCTCATCTTCAATAATCTCAGATAAGTTAATATCTTTCACTTTGCGAAGCATTTTTTCATATGTTTCCTCTGTACACTCTTCGAAGGGCATCTGAACGTAAGTATGATCATTAAGAGGAAGAACAGTAATCCCAGTATAACAATTCCTATTTTTCCATAACCACTCCCTAGCCTCATCCCAATCATTTGGGCCTAGGGACACAGTAACACTCACATTGTGATGATTGTCTCCTTCATAGTGCCCAGGCGTAATCCACTCATCTGCAAACTTCTTAACCCGCTCTAATAGCTGAATAGGCGTGCTATTTTTTAGGGTAATGGCTCCTTCCGGTGCCTTTTGTGGAATAGAAATAACTGCCTGAGTAGACGGCTTTAATGCATCGTCCTCAACAAGATCTGGACATACTTTTATCAGGTATCGATACAGAGCTTCATTCTTTCCCACTCTCATTCGCCTAATATAATATTGACTGTGCCACTCATGAATGCCAGAAGAGCAACCAAATACCAGCGATGTAGTTCCACTGGGCTTAATGCATGTAACCCTAGCGGCCCTGTTAATATTTATCAGTTTGGCAACACGTATATTTTCTTCTACACATATATTGGCCGCTTCTTCTATATTAAGCTTGAGTACGCCACCAGAGCAAATACCAGTCATACTCACGCCCAATAATGCATCTTTCTCACAATTCTTCTTCCACGTATCTCTGAGATAGTGAAAGTCTGTATAAGATGCCTGTAATGTCCCAATGAAAGCTGCTGCTTTACATCTATCATTCAACTCTTCCTGATTATTTACATCAGAAACATTGACTTCTGTTAGGTTACACTGCTTAGTTAGCACGTTTCCGAATAGACATTGGTGCGTTTCGGGTTCCGTAAGACAGAATGACTTATGCGTTCCTGGCAGCCTGGTTATCGACTTCACTACTTGGTTTTTACCCTTATACTTGGCATTGCAGCCCTCCGACAGAGCCAGACGATGTGAGGGAATCTCACTGGCATTCGGAATATGCAAATACCAGAGATCCTGCTTCCGACGAATCTGCTTCTCCGCAATAGTTGTAAATCGTGAATCTGCCTTAGCGCATATATTAAGTGAAGATTGAATGCCACACTTTGTTAAGAGAAGTTGAGCATCACGAAGTTGACCTTTTTTACCATACAGACGGCACCCCCTATTGGCCTGTGAGCCATCTGCATCTATCCAGCCTGCCATGAAAAATAGGATAGACTTTTTAGACCAAGAAAACACTTCTCTTGGAAGGGAATCATGCCATTTGAGCATTCTACATAGCTCGATTCTTAGCTCATTAAAATGGTGGGGGATTCTGTTTATATCTGTCTTTTTGTAACTTTTCAATGAACCTATAGAGCCATCACCAAGGGCATATCCATAGTCATATGCCAGCGGTTCATCTGTACCACCTGCATCATATAGCACATTAGCTCTTGGCACACTTAGTGGATACTTAGAATTCTTGAGAAGGCTTCTGAGTTGGTCTGTAGTTACTTCACTGTATTCTTTCTGGAATCGATGTTTAACTAGCCACTTGTGATTACCAGTGACATCGAGATAGCTTCCGTCGGATAGAGAAACCCTGTAAAGAACATCATTCGTCCCCGTCTGAAATGGAGTCACTGTGGCCCAGTTTTTCCCATTCCAAATTTCGATTTTTTGGTTTACTGCCTCTTCAATAGGCACAATACCAGTCTTCGTGATAATAGGGGTATTTCCAGCCACGCACATCTGATTGGACTTTAGAGATATCTCTGAGCAATTGCCCGTAACGCAATTGCTTAGTTGGAAGCAATGGGTTTCATCATATACAGAAATATCCCATACATCCTCCTTAATATCTGTAATTTCTACACTCTTAATCCGTATATTCCTCTGGAAAAATTGAATATTGTTATCTTTGAAAGATTTCAATTTGCTATCTTTCTCTTTATGTGTCAATTTGAACAGATAATTGAAATGATTGATCGACTCCGCATTTATATTAAGATGATAGTATGTATAGTCTTTCTCATGCTGCCCACCGTTTGATAACGTTTTACGAGTTGTTTGCGATGTTATAGACGTTTTGATACCATAGAAGCCGAACATGTCCCTTAAGTCTTCCACTAACTTAACATAGGATGAATAAAATAGAGACCTGATGTGCCCCGCGTTGGAGCCAGCAGAGAGTAGACCATCCACAAATCCTTTTCTGAAAGCCTCAGACCCATTTTCCCAAATAACCTTAGGAAGGCCAAAAGACTTGTGCTCTACACCAAATTTATCAAAATATTCTCTAGCCGATTGTCCCTGAAAGTTTGCTTCATAGTCCCCGTTGCGGCGCAGAGTAAAATGAATTTCTGGAGAAATTTTATTAGCTAAAATAGTTTTAATTTTTTCCAAAATACCACTTTCAGCATCTTTTTGGGACACAACTAACCCATACTGGCGCACACCATCATCGGCTCCATCAGCAATCCATCCGTCGCCATAAAGCCATCCGATCAAAAACCCATCATCAGCATCTCCAAGCTGTCCGTCGAACATGCTATCTTCCGTAAGAAATGGCAATCTCATACCAGCTTTCAATTCTGTCGTCTCTTTCTTTTCCCAGCTTTTGTTCCAGCCACGATTAACTAATACCGGCCACTTATGCTCCGGGGTACAATAATATTCTTTCCCATTTTCAAGGGTAATTTTATATAGGCTCTTGCCTCTCCCGCTTAAGAAGCACTTTGCAGGCGCATATTTACCATAGAGGTTTTTCACCTCAAATGATTTGCCCTCCAAGCTTTCAATGTTTTTTACACCATCTTTAGTCATTATTCTAGTCCCGGCGCGAAGTGACGGGTTTATTCCAAGCTCTTTGTCATTTGTCCAGAAAATTCCCGGCTCGCCAGTATTAGAAATTTGTATTTTTTTCCACAATGCTTTAAATTCTTTCTCTTTCATTCTATGCCTGAGGAGAACAACTGAGTTATTAGCTCTAGCGCGTTGAGGATTTAATTCATACCAATGGTTATACTTACAAGTGAGCATTTCTTCGTCATCCAAGCTAAAGAGAGATATCATAGCCGCACGACGTATACCACCAGCAAGAACGGCATCAGCTATATAACACATAATGTCATGGCACTCAAGAGGGGTAAGCTTTGATCCATCTGGTTTACGGTCGAGTATCTTTTGTATATTATGAAGACAATCCTTAAGAGGTTCTGGGCCAGGAGCTTTACCGCCAGATGTGATCAACCTAGCCCCCTTAGGTCTAATGTCCCTAAAATCAAAATCTGGAAGAGTTTTATTATCCAAATATGCCCGAATTAATGCCTTAACTGCGTCTGCCCAACCCTCAATAGAGTCTCCAACGAGATATCTTCGTTTTTTTATCGGTTTATGAATTACTGGCAATTTCTCAACATGGTGAGATTGAACAGAGTAGCCTACTCCACTCCCACCTAAAAGTAAAAACATTGCCTCTGAGAATGCGTGAAGATCATCCACGGCCATATAAGAGCAATTGTAAGACCTAGATGGGGCTATTTCCATTGGTTTGCCGGCAAATTGCATGCTGTTGTGCGTTACTATCATTCTATCCCCAGCAAGAAAGCTATTATCATTAGAGTCTACATGGAAACAAGTCGCATTTCCAGTGCCGATATATTTTACCGAAGAAACAGTCCTATAGTTTGCCTCCTCGTCGGCCTTGATGAGCTTAGGCAACGTCTCTAGCTTTTTCGGCAATCTGAATACCGGCAGTTCCGTCAAGAAAGATATAGTTGAAACCTTACTAACTCTCTCAATATATTGAATCCCCAAAGAACTAAGAAGCTCTTTGAACCCTGCTATCAAAGCCATGTTAGTATTGCGGAACAAATATCTTCCGCCAACACAAGAACCGTTTGTATCCATAAGCCCTTGTACCAAACCGATTCTCTGATCAATAGACCCCTGCATATATATCCTTGGGATGTGTTTATTAGTTTCAAGAGAATACATAGCAAGCATTGGCTTAAGCCCAATCACGTTAAATGCATACTTATTTTTTACGTCTGCCGGTTGAATCTTAAACCCTGTCTTTATATACTGCTCCGCCATAAACTCCATATCGGCAGGCTCCGTTGCGTACTGGGTTCCGTTACTATGCCCATTACCCAACCACAATCCTAAAATATAGGGATCGATATGCAGCTCTACGCTATCTCTTTGGATAGGTTTTGGATTATGAATATATATATTGCCTTTGTGCGATCGGCTATAATAATCTTTGATAAATTTGGTGTCTACAACTCTAGGCGCTTTATCGTATTTCAGGTCATCATTCGTTTTCACAATCCAAAGATGTTCACTGCAAGCAACTAGATGTGAATCATCGTTGAAACTTATTTGATATAGCTCCTTATCATGAAAGTGAGTAACTCCCAATACCTTTGTTTCGGTCCCTTCCGATGAGTATAAAATATCTCCTTCCTGAATATCTTTAGCAAGCTTCCACCCATATTTAGTCATTATCGGCGTAGAGTCTTCCAGTGCCCTCATACTTGGAACCACCTTCTTAGCATATACAAACTCATACGCCTTTTTGATTTCCTGCTCCAGCGAAGGAAACTTTTTAATATGCATTTCCATATTCCTAGTAACAATTTCTTCCCACGTTTCACGGCGTTTCAGCCCCGGAATATACTTCGCATATTTTGAATATACTGTAATATCCGAAAGAATTTTACGAGACAACTCTGACTTATCCATTATAGCCTCTCCTTTGTGCTCACCTGTTGTAGTGGCGATTTAGTGCTTAAAATTTTCATATTAATAGTGACTTTTTCCTCAAAAACATACACTCTGTATGAGGCCAAGACAATATCCGATTACTTAACTTCCCTCTAAGGTCGCATATGAAACATCCAAAATGTGATGTATTTGCATTCGAGAGAAATCTTTTTGCATAACAATTACACCTCTTTCTCCACCTCTATTTTTCACCAAATATAACTTCATTGTCAAATCGGTATCGTCTCCTTGCTTCTCTTCCTCTTGTTTTTCTAGTGGATCTTCTATCTGTACTATGATATTAACATTATAAGCCATACCCTCTGCCCTGGAAACACGATGGGTTCCATATCTCGCTGTTTCTCCCTTAATAGAACGAATGGAAGTAGATTGAGCTGCAGATATTACAGGAATGCGCTTGCTCCTGGCATACTCATGCACCTCTTCCGATATAGCTGTCTGTTTTTTCCAGTCTTCCCCGGTATCTCTATAATTATCCGTAGTAGCTTTCATGATTTGCAGATAGTCTATTATGACAACGTCCATTTTGACGCCATGCAACGCTTCCTGCCTATCCACTTCCGTCGCTATGAAATTAATGTCTTCTCCACGTGGAACGTCAATTACATAAAATCCAACTGGACCCTTCCCGCTACGTACAGACTCTAAGTAATTTAAATATATCTGCTCATCCTGCTCGCTTAATTGACCTCGTTTAATTTCTCTCTCTTTTAGACCAAGAGAAGCAGAACAAAAACGCCTTAAGCAATCTTCTGCTGGCATTTCAATGGAAACATATGCCACGTTCTTCGGTGGTATGGTATAGATATCTGCTGGAGTGGCAAAAATTGTTCCACATTTTGGACAGCGATCTTTAGAATATAGAAATAATTGAAATCCACATTTAGCGCAATATCTAATTCCGTTGGCGATATATGCGGACATAGCGATAAGACTAATAGACTTGCCTCCACCTGTTGGCCCCACAATAAGTAAAACTTCTCCAGAATTTACTCCCCACGTCAATTCGTCAAGTTTCTGGAATCCCGTCATTACGCCCCTGACCAATTCCGGATGTGTTTTGGCTGTTTGATAAAGATCTTTCATGGCTGGAGCGCTTTCAGCTAGAGACGTTCTGACCACTCTATCTTGAGCAGCTAACGTTACAATCTCACTGCCCACTTTAGCTAGGTCTTTAGCTGCCGTTATTGGGTCATTCATGCGATTGCAAGTTTTGTCTGCCTTAGATACAGCCTCATGTAGCATGCCCTTAAAATGTCTAGTCTTGATAGCATCTACATAATATTTATAGTCTTTAACTGGGGTTTTCAAATTCTCAAGAGACATATAAAGAGCATAACCCCTAGAAAGCTCTACACTAGAGACGCCCCTTCGTTTTAATTGATCAAAAACTTTTTCTTTATCCAACACCTCTTTAAACTTCTTATAGTACAAAACTATGTTTTCATATACTGGGCGCCACTCAGCGTTAAAATAGGCCCCTGTTAATTTATCTACCTCAATTGCAGTTATAACCGATTGTTTATCCTGCAATAAGATAGAAAGCAAGTATTCGTCTATAGATATATTCTGATCAATCAAGATTGCGCCTTCCTAAAGTCTATACCCGCATGATATAAAACCACTGTCGTAGTTGCATCCAGAATAGAATCTATAGACCGGCCTGGACCACCATACTTAGCCTTTAATTCGTCAATCGAATCATTGGTAACGATAACAGTAGTTAATGCGGCATCGCTTCTAGTCTTAAGTGTATTTTCTGCTACAAACTTTGCATAATTAGCAATAGCGCTCGTTGTGTCAACCTCGCCCAGTTGATTTGTTTTAGTGTATTCCTTGCCAAATTCATCTATTACCAACAAATCGCAGGCATGCAGTCTTTCCAATATTTCTTCTCTATTATCTTCTCGTGAATAATACAGAGAGATTAATTGATTAAATAGAATATACTGTGCCGATATACCTTGTGTCGCAGCGGCCTTTAAGAGTATACTGGACAGCATTGTTTTGCCAGTTCCATTCGCTCCACTGACAATGATAAGTGGAATATTTCTTACTGTATTTTCCACCTGAAAGATTAACTTGGACCATTTCTCTTTCAAGTCTTGTACTACTGGATTATGTTCCTGCCCAACGCCAAAATCTGCTACTTTAGCTTGCCAAAATTTAGCAGGGACATTAGCTGCTGCGGTAGCCTCATACATTAGCATTAGGGCATGGCATCGGCAACCAGGATCATCCCCATGACATATCGGGCACTGATTTACTACACTCTTCTTCAGTTCAGCCAGTTTTTTAAATACTACAGACCTATTACTACCAATAATCATTTGCTTTTTCCTTTGCGAGGTAACTTTAATGGCAAATCATCCAAGCTTACCCCTCCCAACCGATCTTGAGAATACCCCGGTGGGCCCTGTTCCACTATCTCCTGGGCAACATCTAGCGGAGGAATTCTACTAGTCCCCACACCAATCATTCCCGGTGGACTCAATGGAGAAGGGAGCTGTGACGCGGTAGAAGACTGTAATTTCATATAATTCAACAAGACTTCAGGCGGCTCTTTAAAGAAATGAATAGTAGCCGCATGTGCAATATTTATCATCACTATCTCATTATCGTTCCTGGAGACTTTAATAAAGTCTGTGCCCCATTGCCCTTCATATATGCCGCCGCCTAAAAGCGTCCCATCGTTAGCGCTAATTAATACATATTTCATTCCCTTCCTCCTATCAAATTACGACTTATGGCCTCTTTTAACATTTTCACAACCGGATGGTCTGGCAAACTATCCATTTTATCCTTCCATGCAGAATAAACATATATCAAATCTTTTTGCGTTTTCAAATTACTAACATAATTAAAAATATTATCTAGGCCTTGAACGTAACCTATAAAATCCATTGGAAGTAAAGGAGATATCGCTACAGCAGTACTGTTTGCAGCTTTATTTTGTAAGTTAGTCATATATACCGCATAAGAGCTTAGCATGGTTGCGCTTCCTAGCCAGCCCCAATTTAGAGACTGTCCCCTGGTAAATGAATAAGCAAACCACCAATCGAGATAATCTTTTACTGCTTCCGCTGTGTTTAGCTTTTTAAGAAGAAACGCCATTATATTAAGTCCTCTAGTGGACTTAACCTCCCATTTTCCTTTATTTTTAGCAAACTTACGATATACCACCCCAGGAGTTTCAATTGGATATTCCTTCCCCGTTCTATTGTAATATAACTCCAAAAAATAAGAAAGCAACTCAAAGTGACCCCATTCATTTATCGGCGTCAAGCTCCCATCTGTGGCTACACGCACTCTGCCATTTTTCCTCACGTCCGTGACACTACGAACGTCTTTAATATAGAAGTTTTTGAATTTAGTAACAGATGGATCTGTTTCTATGGCATCTGCATTAGCGGAATCTATTATTTGTTTCCGAAATCTAGTAATAGCCCGCTTGGCCATAGTAACATTAACTTTATTATTCTCAATCCCCGCAGTTTTCAGGACGTCTTCTGGGGTGACATTCTCTAGAATTTCTAAAGTTAAATGTTTGACAGCGCTATCAAGTTGCTTGCTCATCAAAATTATCCTTTCTTATCTTTCCCATGGCTTTCTCAATTTTTTTAAGAATTACATCTTTGCGCTCTTTTGGTACATTATTAGCCACAAGATTGAATGCCGGTTCCGTTTTAAGAGCAGCTATTCTAGAAATACTATGATCTAAAACAAATCTGCCGTCATCTATAAAGTCTACTACCAAAGCGTCTATTTTATCCGCGTGCGGCCTCAGGGCCCGGCCCACTCGCTGTTTAATTTTAGTCTTTCCTCGTTTCCCGCCAGCCAGGATTTCTCCTGACATAATAGGTACGTCTAATCCCTCATCCGCAAGAGACGTGGCAATCATACAATCAATTTCTCCTGCACGAAAAGCATTAATAAGCACCTGCCTTTTCTTGGAGGACAGCGTAGCGTTAAGAAACTCCGCTTGAATATCTGAGAGCATTTCTTCTAAAACCTTACCATGCTCTTCAAGATAGTCGACCAATATAAGAGTTTTCCTGCCCGCTTTTACCATGGCGCGGGCCTTCTCTCCTATAATATAATTCCTAGCATCGTTATTGACAATAAGCTGCTTGTAGACCGCATGAAAGTCGTCCCACTCTACTTGTTTCCCGGAGTTATCAATGTAATTATATTCAATAGTAGGTCGTACAAGCCATCCCTTTTCGATGAGAGTGGAGGCATTGATATCATAAAAAATATTTCCAAGTTCTGCCTCAATAAGCAGATCATCACCCTCGTCTCTTTTGGGGGTTGCGCTAGTTCCCAAAACGTATGGAGCATTTATATTTCTAAAAATAGTTTGGATAGTTTTGGCCCTTGCGCAATGCGATTCATCTAAAATTACCAGTTGGGCAGCCTTTAACATTTCAATAATTTTTGCAGAATGCGCGACATCAAACTTTTCAGATACTTGACGGTCATAAAAATAGGTTTTAGCCCTGGAATCTATAGAGCGGGCGGCGGATTGCCAAGTGCTAACTGTGATACCTTCAATTTCGCATTTACCATCTCCAACTATACCTATAGCTGCACCTGGAATTTCTCGCTCTAAATGCTCTTTCATTTGAATAACCAAGTCTATTGTTCCGCATAGAATAACAGTAGGAAGATTCAGACGACTGACAATATTGGTGATAATAATAGATTTACCAGCTCCAGTTGCAGCGGCCAGTATGCCCTTTTTATTTTCTATAAATTTATCAACAGCTATTTCTTGATAGTCTCTTAGCGACCCATGCCATGCCATACCATCTCCAAGCGTCGGAAAGGTGCGCTCATCCACAACTAGATAACCTACATTATTTTGTTTACAAAAAGCTAGAACTCGTTTTAATAAACCAGAACGAAAACTTAGAGAATTAAAACTAGGAATGAAAATATTCTTATCCCATTTTCCGCCAAGAAGATAATGTTTGCCATTCCAAGCTGTGTTCTTGTACCGCCAAGTATATTGGAAGTCCCGTTCAGTGTAACTAAGATAGTCATTTAGCGCAAATAAAAAACTTTGCGGAACGTCTTGCACGTTTTCCACTCTAGTCACACTATGCTGCACTACAAATGTAAGCATGCTGCTCCAAGATGACTAAGGGGGACAAGCCCCCTTTTTTTGAATAATATAAGATAGCAATCTCGAAAAGTCAAACTAGCGCTTAGCCCGAAAGGCATTCTTCATTAGTCATCTACATCGTCCGAAACAATTTTATGATTTTCATTGTCCGAAACAATTTTATGATTTTCATTGCTTCCATCTGGAATGAGATTGGAAGTTTCCTTTAACTTTTTAACAAGTACCAATAAACGAGAAGTCCGCATAGCAATCTCTTCCGCTGTATCTTGCAATTTTTCCATTTTAAGATGGCATCCATAAGTACTGCTAAGGTTTTTAGATATTGCCCCCGAAATCTCACCTAGCTCTTTCGTTGATTGGTCCTGTGCAAATTCTAACTCTTCAATAGCAACTGCCACATCAGTGCCTAGGTGAGATAGTTTATTATAAAGTGCTCTCAATTCACCCTCAACCGCCAAGATAACCTCATATTGATGCATTTCCCGTTGCAAATCTCTATGATACTGGGCATTTTGAGCCATAAGAATTACCGGAGCTTGGAACGCAGCCACAGCGGCTAACACCAAATTTAAAAAATTAAAGGGATATGGATCAAAAGCTGGTAAAAATATGAGGCCAACATTCCCCAAAAACCACACTAAGATTACAGCGGCCATACTTAATGCGAATGTCCAAGAACCTACAAAATTAGTAAGTTTTTCGGCCATTCTATCTGCAAAAGTTTGATTGGGAACCCTCTGCTTAGGGATAAGAGAGACTGATCCGCCCTCAGAGAGTAATTCCTTAATCTCGTTAATAATTTCATCGCGAGTTTGATTGCTGAAGGCATCGCTCATCTGGTTACGCGGGAAACCTCGGTATTTATACCAGAGTGGAATAGTACAACTGCGCAAGCCGCCTGAGTTCCCCCACCTCCTTTATCTAGCGTATGCATATACCCATATCCGTCTACCCGCTGCACAACCTGGCAAAAGTTAACTATACTGGCCCAAAGTTTTAATGCCCTTTCTTCACTATGGTGGCCAATGAATCTAAAGCAGCTACCACATTAATAACACCTGCTCCTGAACTAGCTTTACTACCAATAGATAAAGAATACTGCGATAAAATTTTCACTACTTCTTCTCGGCCTATGTCTTTTTTAACTTCTTTCATCAGTGCGCATATGCCAGTAATAAATGGACAAGCTTGACTAGTTCCACTCATAGTAGCATATCGGCCGCCTGGATAACAAGAAAGAATATCTACTCCAGGCGCAGAAAAAGTAATATTATTTCCCGATGAAGACCACGGCGCACTAATTAGGTTTTTATTAATAGCCGCAACAGAAATAACAAATGGCAGTCTAGCCGGCCATTGTTCGTCTATAGTTAAGTCGTTGTTATCGCCAGAGTTCCCAGCGGCAGCAACAACTATAATATTGCGATCCACAGCTCTCTTAATTGCCATCGACATAGGGACGTATTCTTCTGGGCTCCCAAGCGATAAGTTAATGACGTCACAACCAGCTTCAGTGCAAGCCTCTATAGCTCTAGTAATATTGTTCGAATCACCAACCCCAGAATTGTCTATTGCTTTAGCGATATATAGGCTAGCATCATGAGCTATTCCAGAAACACCACGCCCAGTAACTTTAGCTGCAACAATTCCAGCAACGTGGGTACCATGACCATTTAAATCTTCGCATCTCCCAGGAGAATTAGAAAAATTTTTACAATCCACAATAGCGTCTTTGAGGTCAGGATGATTAATGTCACATCCCGTATCTACAATGCCAATCTTAATGCCTTTGCCCGTTGCCCTAGCCCATGCCTCATCTATGTGCATAAGTTTATGCGCCCAGTTTAATTCACTGGCTATTGCTACGCTATCATAGATAGCAGTAGTTTTATCCGTAATTATAATAGGCAATCTATTCTTGTTCAATGGGAGTATTCCAAAGAGTGACTTCTTTAGTGCGACGATGGACTAGCTCTTGACTTACTTCAGGCGCACCATTATGATGAACATAAACCCATTTCATCAACTGAACGGGAACTTGGTCATATTGCCCAGCATTAAGCTTTGTTAACAGCGTGCTACTAGAGAAATTGTGAATACCTACATTAAAAGCAAAACTCACTAAAGCATCAAATTGGTTCTGATTAAGAGGGACTTTCACGTAATGATTAACGGCACCCTCTCTAGAAACCACGTCCTGCGCTAGCAAATCTAAAGCTTGCTGATAAGTCAAGCCATTCTTGTATGCTACCGTATCTCCATTTATAAGAATCATGCCAGACCCTAATTCTTCTGCGTTTAATTTATGTCCAACCCCAATAGTGGGATACCCAGCTTGGTCGTTGTACACTTGGAGTTTTACACCTTCCCACTCAGCCAGTAGTTTCCTACCATTATCGCTCAGCTTCATGTTCACCTCCGTTTTTTATGTCTTTCCATTAATAGACAAAAAGCGCCCGTTACCAGGCGCTTTTGGTTTCCTGCTCATGATAATAGTAGAATAAACTAAGACTTTTTAGTACGACCCAGAAGTTTGCCCAACGGACCATGCTTATCTTGCATAGACTTAAGCTTATCGTGGTCTATGCTTGAAGAGTCAGATCCAATAACGTTCATTTTTGTCAAATCATTCTTTTTAATTTCCAGGGCCTGGGCACCTTCATCCCCACGTTGGATGAGAGTTTCCACTCGCTTATGAGGTACGCCCAAACCACTCAAAATAGTATATACAACCAATCCTCGGCCAGCCTCAGAAGCGTCTAAATCATAGATACCTCTATAGATTCCCGCATGGCCAACGATAGAAGTCAAATTGTAAATGGCATAGTTTATATCTTCTTGCGGGACTGTTGACAAAGTATCAAAGGCACCAGTAATAACAACTCCACCCATAGTTGCTTCTGCTAAATTAAACTCAGAAGCCAGTAGACCGGCCTTAACGCTTCCCACAACTGTCGCGGCTAAGCTTTCTGCATCTTTATATTCGGACAGCCTAGCTGCCCCATAGACTGTGCAGCCACCCTCTGTAATAACTTTGGCAAAATCCATACTATCAAAGGAGACAAACCTTGAGGGCTGAGCAGATAGACGATTAAACTGATGAAGAATATTCACTAGGTCCCCATTGGCCTTTTGCCAAAAAGAAACCGTAGAAAGCGATGGATAGATAGCCTCGATTTTGGCATTATCCACTACAATAAGTGTCGTCAGAATCTTTTCCTTAACTAGCTTGCTAAGTTTATCTAACACTTTAACTGCATTTGCATGAGTTAAAGCATCCTCATGAGACTGAGGTAAAGTATAAATCATTCCTACGGGGAGATTGTAGGCGTGCAGGATATTAATAAGCTGCTCGGCTGCACCTGAACCAGTACCACCCCCACCACCCACGCAAACTAAAGCATAGTCTACATCATTACCAAAAGTCCGCTCAATAAGGTTCTTAACGCTATCCTGATGAGCAGCAAACGCCTCCGCACCAAGCCGAATGTCCTTACCCGCTCCGCCTAAGCCCCATTCCATGCAGAGCTTACGGTCTTCGGGAAGCTTAATATACTTTAAATCTTGTTTGGCCGTATTAATAGCGCATGAGGGATATCCTAGAGCACCAAAAACTTCAGCTATTCTAGAGCCACCCTGACCGGCTCCCACGACACCGAAACGAATTGCTAACTCCCCTGTCATTCCCACTTTAACTCCTCTTACTTCTATTGGGGAACCTGTTTTAACCTCTTTGGCGCTACCCGTACTTTCAATGGTAATTCCGCCTGGAACGTTTTGCAAGGCTTCAACTCTAATTTCATTATCCATAATTTTCTCCTTATTCTATGGCTACCTCTCAAGAGGAATATAATTTTCAAAATGGAAAAAGTCAAGCGCTCCCTATGTGACTGACATATATTCTATGTGGTTTGCTTCCAATATTTTCAAACCATGCTATTTTTTCAGACACTAAGCCTATATTGACGACATAAATGCATTAACTTGTTTGACCAAAAGGTGACCAATCAAACCATAAACACTCATCAGTTCAGCCTCCAGACAAAACCCTGCATAGCATACCTAAACGTTGGAGCTCAGAGCTAATAGCTTTTCGGGTATCCCAAGTTAACCATAGCTTCGTACCAATGGGCCATGCCATCTGTGGACACCTCCAGAGGCAAAATGTTTGTATGGATGCCCTACTGATGCACTCCAATGAGACGCCCAATTAATTGCCCCACGCTGGCAATGTCCATGCCTATATCTCTATATTGGACTATTTTAGTCTGCTCATTAAAAACCTCTCGCATCAAACGGGCGACTGAAGCACAATTAGGATCATCCCAATGCTGATCAGAAGTATACCATTTAATCCATGGCATTCCACTAACTGGGATCATTCCATTGCTATTCACGGCATAATATTCTGTTTGGTCGAAGAAATCCACTACCCCACCATATACAGAGGAAATTATTGGCTTGTTCATTAATATGGCTGTGGCGGCTGACATATTCCATCCCTCACCCCTTGCGGTAGAGACTAAGCAGTGTCCTGTATTGTGTAAGCAGGCTATATCATCATCAGATATAATTTTTGGTAATAAATACACTGGAGGTAAATCATGAAGAGACTTGCCCTCTGCAATCTCGGCTTTGTACCTGCCTATTGTGTTTTTGATTAAATTTATGGAAGAGGGAGAGTCGTCTGCTCCGTAAGCCTTCAAAACTAGCATTACGTTGTCATTTTTAGTAAAGGCGCTCCAATAAGCTTGCAACATGCACTTGGGATTTTTTCTTTCTGTCCACTGAAAAATAGAATAGAAAATATACGTTTGTTTATCCACTTTAGGTATAAGTATTTTTCTTGTGTGAGTGTGGAGCGACATAGCTTGAGGAACTATACGAATTGGAACTACAACCCCACTATTTAAGCATGCTAAGCGATTACTTTCGCACGGAACCCAAATTTCATCCATAGTATTGCAAGCCCGCGTCCAACTTACTGGCAGCTTGTCGGTTTCCCAGAAGAAATAACCAATATTTGTTTTCCCTGTCTCTTTTGCTCTGGAGAAAAACTCTGGTGTTAATTGAACTATCACATGGCTATATGGGATTTGCGGCTTAATCAACGACACCAGCTCATTCGGCAAGGGAATTCGCGCCTCTCGCGCTACAAAGCTTCGATTTTCTACCATAATTGGAATTTTGGCAGACAATATAGCTAAAATAGTATTTAAGGAGGCGCGACCGTATCCCGTATGATCCTGAGGATTACCTATAAATTTAATTCCCTTCATAGCAACTCACCATAAAGAGCGGCTTGAGATAAAAAACCCTCTTCTGGAATATCCTCGATGTTTATCCAGATAGATGCCGCTTGACCAGTAAGATAGATTGGAGAATTACCTGCAACTAGATTAATTAAAATCCTTATTTCGCCATACTTTAAATTCTGCACTGGGTATCCCTGCATTGGAATATCTACAATATAATATACTTTCTTTGGCGCCAAAAGACCCAAATAATATCCTAACTTTGTAACTTCGCTTACGTTGACAACTAACGTAATGGAACTAGCCGCCCTCTTAATAGCCTGCCATTTTTTTGATTCAGCTTGATTAAAATTTTCATAAATAGTTGTTATGATTTGAGTAGAGACCTGAGAACCCGTTAATAATATTGGAGATAAATTATCTTTTGCTAATAGGACTTCTGCGTATGAAGCCCTATATTTTGGATCATTAAAATCATCAAGGGCCAAAAATACCACAATCTCAGATTTGGGATGGCTCCCTAATTCCATCACTGGATCTGGGCTGGGTGGAGAAGTGGAAGAGGAAGGAACAATAGATTTCTTGGGAGGAAGTAGTATAACATTCTGTTGTAATATTCTCATTGGAGTCGGGGGAACAGGTAAAATACTTGGCTGAGTAACTACCTCATGGGTCCCAGGGGAGGTCGACAACGTAGCTTTCTGTCCAGATAAAAGTCTTCTAGCTGCGGCCCTATCAATCTTCCCTGTTTTGGGAATAGAGACAGGGTGGGTGGATGTTACTACTGAGCTTACTTTAGGAACTGCCCCACGAGAAGAAGGCTTAGATTTAATACCTAAATGCTCATGCATCACATTGTGTAACCCAGTAATAATATCTTTCCAATTATATTTCTTAACAGTCTCAAATCCATTTGCAATTTTAGGAATAGTTCCCTCATAATGTTCATACACCAGCCTCATTTGTCGTCCCAAATCATCCACGTCAGGTTCTCCGATTAAAGCCCCACGTTGGTATTGCCAGTATTGCATTTGATGTGTAGCTTCTACTTCTTTGGTGGCAACCATATAAGCATTATCATCATTTAGAAAGTCTAAATGACCACCATATGCTGTTGCTATTACTGGTATACCGCAAGCCATAGCCTCTAACGTCGTCATACCAAAGCCTTCTGAACGACTAGGGGCGACATAAGCGTGGGCAGAATTATATAATGACGCTAGGTTATGATACACCTGATCTATTACCATCAGCTCTGGTAGATCTTTATTAGGAAACATTGATTTTATTTCGTAAATAGTTTTGTCTATGTCGATCACAAAGCTCTGCGGAGGAGAAGAACGACGAGACGTTTTTAAAATAAGCCTTACTGGGTCTGAAGCATTAAAATTTTGAAAATAAGCCTTTAAAAGTAGATCTATGCCCTTTCTCACGTGTGGGATAGCACAATATAAAAAGTTAAATTTATCTTTTGGTATTGACGGAGATATGCCTGGATGAAAAATATTGGTATCAACTCCATATGGCATCACTACTATTTTGTCGGAGATTACGCCATTGTTACGCAGGATATTTGCCGCATAAGTAGAGGCTGGAAATACTAAACTAGCTTGCTGATTGATAGTAGCTGCCCAACCAGAAGGCAATAATGACGACTCATAATTATAAATAAGAAATTTGGTTTTCTGGGAAATGGAAGGGAGGCGATGCGGGACAGTATACCCTAAAAAGACAGGATCTGTTAGTTGAGTGGAAGCTAGAGACACAATTTCTGGGGGGACATTTTCCCACCCATTTGTGCTTGAGACTCTAATCCTGTTCCCTAATAATAGTAAATTGGAAATTACATTTCTTGCAACAACCGACCACGATGAAATCGAACCAACATAAGCGTTGTACAGAATATCCATGATCCTTCTCTTTTCTGTCTTATTTTATATCGTATATCTAATTTGGCCCCTATCGATACAAGTTGGAATGTTATAATTGCCATTGACATCATAACTGACCTGACGTACTCCCACGGTTAAAACCGTGGGGGTTCTAAAGTTAGATAAGATGAAAAACTACATCATCTATTCCAGAGCTTTCTAGGGACATCAGTGTTCCCTTTGCGCGGCGCTCTTTCGCCGCGCAATTGACTATGACAGATGCTTTTGCAATGTTAAATCCTGCATTAGCATCTGCATGGTCAAGATGTCCGCAATGCGGACATCTGAAGCTTTTTCCTTTTCTATTTCCTAGCTCTCCACATTTTGAACAAGTCTGGCTAGTATTAAAAGGATTCACTTCTTCTACAGGTATTCCTTGCAAAAGAGCTTTATATTTTATGAATGATTTCAATTGATAAAAAGCCCAAGAGTTCAAGGAATAGCGTTTAGTTGTGTCTTTTATATTTCTTGTTTTGCGTCTAATCCCACTTAAGTCTTCTAGCTTAATTCCACAATTATTTTTAACTGCTTCCTGAACAATTGTCCTTGATATTTTATGATTCAAGTCTCTTACTATCCGAGATTCTCTGTTCTTGACTTGTTTTAATTGTCTGTAAGCTTTCTTCTTTTGAAGTTTTTCTCTAATGCTTTTGTATTTTAAATGAGTATGTTGTGCTTTCTTTCCTAGTTTTAAAACTTTCCCTGTGATAGGATTGGAGATCACGGCGCAATGCGCCGTCTCATTTAAGTCTATTCCAAGGTATCCTTGAATGTCTTGTTTTGGCGGCTCTGCCGCCGAAATACTAACATAAGCATAAGTATTATCTAGCTCAATTTGATTAACCTTGATAAAATCTTGAAACCGATAATTGAGTCTTAACTTAAGACTAGGAATGTAAATCGTCTGATTGGTTTTATCAACTGATATTCCCTGGTTTGGAATGGTTAGTTTAACGTTCTTAACTTTTTTTGCTTTATGATTTCTTGAGTATTTTCTTAAAATTTGATTTGAGATAATAGACTTTAATCCAAATTGAGAAACATCTTTACTTGAAATAGTTCGATATTTTAAAGCGTATTCTGCGACGCTACGCGCCGCAGAAAGCTCTGAAGAAAAATCACGAGAGTGTTTTATTTTATACGTTAAAATCATATATATTATTCAAAAACATTAATAGGCAATAGTTTCCGCAATTCATCCCCAAGTTAAAACTGGGACTTTCTTGTGGAAGGACTCGTAATATACCGCACCTACCTCAGGACATCGGGGAAGACGGCGCATAGCTAATTTGGCCCCTATCGATACAAGTTGGCATGTTATAATTGCCATTGACATCATAAGTGAAGACCGTATAATAATATACTGCACCTGCCTCAAATTGGACAGCGGGAGACGTAGATGACTCAGCAAAAACCGCATCTCCTCCCGAAGAAAGCTTATAGAGTTCCCGATAGCCATGTGTAAAGTTATCTACTCCATCAATAATAGCTGAGCTAGTCCCAGGACCAACATTAACTATCGAATTAAGGTTAGGCGTTAGAACTGAATCATATAAAATATACATTGGGTCGTTCGCGTTAAATGGTTCAACAAAGTTAGTAGCATAACGATGCTGAGATACATAAATCCTTACACCGTATAAAGAAGCATCATTCGGATTGACCCACGAAAGAGCCACGCTATCATACTGTGTGCCATGATTGCCACTGGCCTGTTGTAAGATGGACAATTGGCAAATGGGGCCTGGCGGAAGGGCATTTCCAATACCATATTCTGCCATAGCACATCTATCTGCATAGCTAAAATGGCCAGCGTCGTTATAGGTGAAGAGAGTATAATAGTAGATAAGGTTATAAGACATGCCATTGTTACAAGACGCAGCATTAAAACCACGCTCACAGCCAACAAAACCGGCCGAATAAGCGGTGCCTGAATAAGCATCTACATAACAAGTGCACTCTTTATTGAGAACCAACTGTTGTCTTGGTACCAGATACAGACTTTGATTATAATACGCCACAATAGGCTTAATATCTGCCGTAGAGGTCTCGTCTACCACAGACAAGAAAAGTTCTGATGGAGATAAAGTAGAGCTATCTCCTATAGCGATTGAACTACCGACAATATCAATAAATTGCAATGAGAAGGCGCCAGATGCCACCGTCGCGGGAGTCGCCGAGTCGTTAGCCCCAATATAGTCAAATAGGGTGTCCATGGGGACCTCTGACCCATTCACTACTGTTAAAGGTGTGAGATCGATAGAGTTAGAAGGGACTATTTGGTTTATAGCCCCATTGCGATAATTAGCAATCCACTGTGGTTTAAGCGAAAGCCTGCCAAATGGCACCGTAGATGTATTTAACATGCTGATTGAGGGAGAGGTTAAAATAGAGGTCGAATCTGCAATATAATTAGATATTGCTTGACCGTTTTCGTAAAGCGGAGCAGAGGTCACCGCCAAACCAGTCTTAAAGCCCGTACCTGTCTCATTTTTAAGAATTAGTGTTAAGGCCCCAATTTGTGGATGAGTAGAAGCAAATCCATCATACACCCTAATACACAAATACAAATACCCAGTTGGAAGATCTTTATAAACAAGTACAGGATCCCAAGGATGTGGATCAGGAAGTGGATCCCAAGGACGTGAACCCCCAGAGTACATAAGAGCAGACGGACTGCGCGTAGGAGGTGAGGGATTCTTGCTAGGTTCACCAATCTGAGATGGTATAGTGAGGGGGAGTACAATCTTAATACTATTAGAAGAGACATTCATAGTATCTGCGTTTGCAGCTTGATAATCTCTAAGCAAACTAATCGAACCATTGGCATACACCAAGTCAACATCAAAACGTGGATGAAGAATTGCCGAGCTTAAATTGAAAGCTGATAGGGTAACATTAAAATCATTGCCAGGAACTACTGAATATTCCACAACACCATTTAAACTATTAAGAGTCCCATCGATAGCACTAACTAATTCCATAGGAAGACTTGGAAGGGCCGAGTTGAGCCCCCTTCTTCTTCCAATAATGCCAGCATCTGCAGTATCAGAACTACAACATGGGTTAGCTTGTCCGACTGGATCAAAGTTGTAGACGCGCCCATCGGTGGTTGTGAATGTGCGCTCTGACGCGGCAATAATAACTCCATCGTCTATAGAGCGAGGATAGTCCTCCGTGGATCGCACTATGACTATTCCCCGATAAGAGGTTGGGTCGACTGGAGGAGTCCACTGTAACCTTACCCTTAAGCCCATATTCGCATTGACACAAGCTCCCACTGTTGTAGAGGCATTAAGTGTTCTGGGAACTGAAGTAACGTCCGCGCTAGCAATAACGTTCTGGGGCATGGGAGGAATAATATTAATCTTTTTTAAGGTGCCAGCATCATCTGCATAAAATAAATACTTCCCCATGTGTGGAGTCGTTAAAGTTATACCAAAAGCACTATCAAAAACCGAAAGATGATTTCTATCTACACAACCAGTCTTAAATATACTACTGGGGACCCCACCTTCAGAGTTAATGTATATAGGGGCCAGAGCTAAATCGTTATTAACCTGCGGAACAACTAGATTTGCATTGTATGTGGTAGACACTGCTCTACCTGGGGGTTCGTCTAATACACCATATTTAAGCGACTGAGCATGAGGAATAAATACCCTAGCATCTTCAATTTTTATAAGACCAGGAGACCAATTCCCAGCAATTGCAGCTGCATTGATATCGCAAGGCGGCTCATATAAACCTTTAATCGTTTTAATGTTTTCATCTGTAACATAAGCTAATACCAACCAGCTGTCACGCTCTGAGCTTGACATTGCGGCCCATAGTTTCTCAGTAGTTACAGAAACCTCTATGACTTCCGCTGTTGCCGTCGCATTGGGATTACCAGTCCTAGGATTAGGCTGGAATTCCATATCCACTTCGCGAATGCGAGCGATAACCATATTCCTACCATCGCCACTTTGCCCTACTGCTCCAGCGCTGGCAAGACTTTTAACATGGGCCAAATCTATATTTCCTAAATGATATCTAACCAAATTACCATTTGAATCTTGCACGTAAATAGGATTGTTAACGGAAGAACCGGCAATGATACTATCGCCAGGTAAAACCTCTATTGTGTCAGAAAAAATTTGATAAGCTATTGAATCACCACTATAGTTAATCCACAGACCGGTACTAGGATCAAATTTAGTAACATACCCATCTAGATTGGCTAAATTATTTCCAAAATTTCCATGTATCTTCAAATTACCAGTAGTTGAATAGTTACGTCCAATTACTATGGCATAATACTGCCCTGGCACAATCAAGGAACGACCATCTATATTTGACACCAGCGGTTCAGTCGCAAAATCAACGTCAATATATGGGAAAGAATTATTAATCGTGTTATGGTCTAAAACCCGCCTAGCTAAAACCTGAGACGAAGGCTCAGTGGTAAGAGGGTCGGTTCCAGTGGGCAAAGTCGAATTGCAATTACAGCTATTGCTTGATACACAATTAGTGCCTACCAGTGGCCTAATTTCTACAAAAATTTCACCGAACACAATGCCTGGTGCAACATCCACCAACATCCATAGCCTTACTTTCTGGATATTGTTGCTTCTGGCGTAAAACTTTTGGGCGTATAAGATTCTGGGATCGTCACTTGCCGCTATAGTAATAGGGTTATTGGCTTGAGTGGACGTTTGAAAGTCCAAATATGCACTATTATTACGATAGGAATCAACAACCACTCTCATTGCGTTTAAATCATATGGAGTAGGATTTACTACTCCATTATTAAACATAGACAGAATAAGAGCGGTGCGCTTTGCCGCATCGTATGTAACAATGCGCTGGAGATTGTCCTTATATATGTTTTGATTCGAATAGAAGATCGGTTTCAATATAGTATCGCTCATAGTCATCCCCAAGAGTTGATATTTTATTAATAGCTAAACAAAATTAACATAGACCGTCGAATTTGCTGGACGAACCATCGAAATTAAGTTTGTGATTAATACCTTATCCAGTGGAAAACTAAAGGGATTAAGCACATTAACGGTAAGCTCAAAATTGCGTCCGAATTCATCCTGTAGATTTGTAAAGGTCATTGCCTCAATAGCGGATATATTAAAATCATATCCTAACGTTACACGGCTATCGCTCAGAGAAATAGGTTGTTGACGTTGATAGGCGGCTATTTCCATAGTAGTTAGGGGCGCGTTCATAATGGCAAATTGATCTATCAACACCTGACCTGGATAACGCCCGTTAATGTCTCCCCCAATATATATAGCTGTAAAATCAGACACATTACTAATAAACTGCCCGTTTATTTCTTTAACACTAGTCTTACTCTTCACGGCATTTAGCCACTGCGTTGGCTCAGTATCGTATTTTTGCGTAGGTTGCTCATTCATGAGGTCTAACCAGTCATAGAATGTACCGCTATAAACCTGGTTAGAAAATGTTAAAATTCCGTTAACATATGACGAAGTTTGGTACGGAACCCCAGCTACAAGCTGATTAAAAAAGCTCTGTAGCCCCTCTATTGTACGTGGAAACTTTGTACCTGGATTGCCAACAGACACTGTGCTAGGATCAACTATCGTACCCAGTTTATCTGCGATAAACTTATTGACCCTGGCTTTTACCGTATGAGTCTTGCCATCATCTCCAACAAATGTAGAATCACCATAATCCCCAGATAATCTTTCTTCAGCCGTTACTTCTTCTATGCCGAGAGTAGCACCTGTGTCATATTTCAACAGACTGCGCAACTCTCCATTGACATATAAACGCATAAAATTAGCAGCGGGAGAAGATGAATTGTTCCACGTGATAGCAACATGGTTATATTCATTGCCATTCAAGTCCTTAGAGGACAATGGGCAATGAATGGCAAACTTATCCGTTCGCACAGAATTAGTTCCAGAAATAGGAGTAAAGCCAACAATTTCAAATGTCAAATTATCTATTTCGTCTATGTATAAAGAAAAGGAAGCTGCAAGACCATTGGAGCCAATAAAAGGCTGCATATCCACGATGTAGTATTTAGTTCCCCTTACTTTGCACAGTCTTTTCACCCACATTTGGATTGTGCCTGTCGTTATACTAAAATATCTTATATTGGGAACTATCAGTGGGGTCCCACTAAAAACCCCAGCCTGGCCAAAAAGAGAATCCGTTAAAAAAATGCCAGAATAAAAAGGATAAAAAGAAGCAAAATTATCATAGCAACCATCAAAATGTACAACCATTAAATTATGCCGATTGTTATCCACAAAGGGGGCCAGCCTATTATTTGTTTTGACTGGACTAATACCCAAAGAATTAGAAACCAAATCATTATTGAATGCTTTATCTAATAGCCTTTGTTCAAGTAAAATAGCATCGGCAGGATAGTAAGAATCGTAAACATAGCCAGCGTCATATTTGGGTTTGTCAATTCCTAGATGCGGGGCTAAGTCGTATTTCATTTGAGAAGAAGAGGAACCCAAATATAAAGAACGTCCCGTTTTTTTCAGTTTAATGTCAAGTCCGGTATCATATTCAAAAGAATATTTACCTGGGGGAAGCAAACCATCCGTGCCTTCTACAGAAAAGGAAAAAGACAATACAGCATTAACCTTATTGGCACTAATATCTACATAGTAATATCGGGAGAAATCACCACCGCTACCAACAAAATACGTCCCGCTCTGAGTAATGGTAATAGACTTCCCTACGTCTCCCGTGCTCCATACATAGGAACCATTACCGCCCGAGGCCGTAGCTATTACCCACTTATCTTGTGCGCTATTATCTGCCCATGTAAAAGTAATTTCTAGTGGTTGTACTGTAGCGGTTTGAAGGGCAAGAGAATGTTGCCCGCCCCCCGCGATGGCCGTAATCCCCGTGAGCCCTGAAACCTGGACTGGGACATTGCTATCGGTGTTGGCCCCGTTGTCGAGTTCACCGCCACCGTTATACCCGTTATACCCCCAGGCCCAGACCGTACCATCCTGTTTCAAGGCGAGGGAATGATCGTCACCCGCCGCGATGGCCGTAATTCCAGTTAAACCTGAAACCTGGACAGGGACATTGCTATCGGTATTGGTCCCGTTGCCGAGTTCGCCGTCACCGTTATACCCACAAGCCCAAACCGTCCCATCACTCTTCAAGACAAGAGAATAACTATCGCCAGCTGCGATGGCCGTGATCCCCCCCATGAGCCCTGAGACCTGGACAGGGACATTGCTATCGGTGTTGGTCCCATTGCCGAATTGGCCGTTGCCATTCGAGCCCCACGCCCAGACCGTCCCGTCACTTTTCAAGGCGAGGGAATGGTCAGAACCCCCCGCGATGGCCGTAACGCCAGTAAGCCCTGAAACCTGGACTGGGACATTGCTGTTGGTGTTTGTCTCGTTGCCGAGTTGGCCCCAATAATTATACCCCCACGCCCAAACCGTCCCGTCATTTTTCAATGCAAGGGAATGTTTTTCTCCCCCCGCGATAGCCGTTATCCCCGTAAGCCCTGAAACCTGAACGGGCACATAGCTATTGGTGTTGGTCCCGTTGCCGAGTTGGCCCCAATAATTATCCCCCCACGCCCAGACTGTTCCGTCACTTTTTAGGGCAAGGGAATGCAACTCTCCACCCGCAATGGCCGTTACCCCAGTGAGCCCTGAAACCTGGACGGGGACATTGCTTGAGGCGTTGGTCCCGTTGCCAAGTTGACCAGAAGCATTCAACCCCCAGGCCCACGCCGCGCCGTCATTCCTTATGGCAAGGGAATGACACCAGCCGCCCGCAATTTTCGTAATTCCCGTAAGATTAGAAACCTGGACGGGGACATTGCTACTGGTGTTGGTTCCGTTGCCGAGTTGGCCGTTACCGTTATCCCCCCACGCCAGCACCAAATCACTATCCGTAAGACCAGAAATATTAACATTAGTAGTCATTGGCACGCCTTAGTCCGCTTGTCGTTACGTGGCATAGTTCCTTCCTAAGCATTTTTCCTCAAGCTTCACTGAATTATGATTTTTTATAACGACAATAGTCATATCACCTCGTTTTAACCAATTACCACTTTTATTTCTATAATAGCCCCACTTTTAAATCTATATTTTGAATTAGAAGGCCCATTAATTATAAAACGCCAGCCATTAGGAATTTCTTCATATGAAACATAAGGCGAGCCCTTGATGAGATCTGAGAGCAAGTTTCCGTTCTGATGTACTGAAAAATTAATATATGAAACTGGAATAGACCTACCTAGTTGCTCCGTAACTTCGAAAACAATCTCCGCATAACGGTCACATCCGCCCTGCCCCACGGGACTAAGAACATTAAGCTCAAATGACAATGGTTCATAGGAAAGGTCTACATTTACCGAGGGTGTCACGGTAGTTAACTGGCCCGTAGACAACGCCGCTTTATAATTACCGGCTACTGTTGGAACAAGTAAAGTCTCTGTCGTACGTATAGATGCAATGTCATTTATAAACCAATAGACATCGGTAATTTGCTGGCCTGGCCATATAACCTCAAGTGTCGGCGGTCCTATTAAATTGGGAGTAACGGTGATATATGCCCCCATTATAACTACATAAACGCTATCCGACGTCGCAGAACATCCATGTGCGTCAGTTATTTCTACTGAGTAATTCCCTGGAAATGCAGCTAAATAGCTAGATGAAGTGGCACCATTTATAGCAACTCCCTCTAAAAGCCATTGATAAGTCGAATAGATAGCTGGGACAGAAAGCATAGCCCCAGCCACATTAATCGTTGGGGGAGTTGGATAACCAAACAGTTGGACCGAGTGTATAGCGGAAGTCGCGCTGCAACCATTGGAATCTACAACAGATACGGTGTAGTCTCCCGTTGCCGTTGCTGTATAATTTTGCGCCGTCGCGCCTGGAATTGGCACATTATTTAGCATCCACTGATACGAGGAATATGTCTGGGTAGATAAATCAACGGCCACGCAACCGGTAGAATCACCGCTAATGGTAACTGCAGGAAAACCGTAAATAGTTACTAATGTGCTTGGTGACGTACCTGTGCATATTGATGTTCCATGCTGCTCCCCAACCCTAACGGCATAATTACCACTTTCAGTAGCAACATAGGTTTGTGCCGTAGCCCCATTAATGTCTATGCCGTCTTTGATCCATTGATAAGAAAAATAATTTTGAGTCGATAAGACAGTCGAACCACATGCGGCCATAGTTCCAGATACGGTAGGAGTGGGTAAATTGTAGAAAGATATAATAACAGGGCCAGAATAAAAATCTCCGCCCGTATAGGGGACCGTAACTTTAACTCTATAATATCCTGTACCATTAACTGTAGAAGAAACAGTAAAAGAAGATGAGTTTGCGCCAGCAATTCCTACATAAGAAACTCCATTTGTAGAATATTGCCATTGATAAGTCAAAAACTCATTAGTAGATAATGTAACTGTCCCATCGACGCAGACGGATGACGAGGTATAATAAATAGGTACAATTGGATACTGGTCAAATTCACCAAGTGTTATTACTACAGATGCTCTATATGAAGAGGGTTGAACTAATGATGATCTAACAGAGCTAACATGCGCGTTAGCCGTCTTTATACTAGAGAGGGGAAAAACATTTAGCTTAACACCTGGATAATAAGCAGTCATTTCTTAGTTCCTATATAAACTCTCAGATGTTATTGCTATAGACATTCCTCTATATGATGACATTAAACACTTCCCTTTATCACGAATATTCGCCAACGCGTAGGATTGGCATTATAAATAGTGACAAGTCTTGAAGAAATACTGGCTCTTAATTCTATTTGAGCAACCTTGGAAATAAAATCTTGCCCTATCGTAGAATTATTTTGCAGAATAAGAGCTGGAGAGAACAAACGTCGGGATGGCGTAAAAAGACTAACATGCACATTAGCCATCTTTATATTAAGAAGAGGAAAAATATTTAGTTTAATACTTGGATAATGAGCAGTCATCTCTTAACCCCTACATAATTCCTTCTCTAAGCCAGGCATCTAAATAATTGGAACCGGCGCTAGACCCATATAGATATCTATATGCCTCATCAACAATTAAATAGGTAGAAGCGTTTGTTGGAACCGTTACCCAAGTATCGGTAATAGTTATGGATGTAGTGTCATTAGATAATATTTTATGTATTTCGCCTGCTCCGGGTCCTGAGGTAATCATCACAACGTTAGTTGCGAAGGCGTTATTTGTCCAAATCGATGCCTTCCCACTGTCAGATAAAGTATTGGTGGTAGCGGAAGTGCATGTTCCTGAGCTTAGCACGTTAAGGGCCATCATATCTTCCCTGGCAAAGTTACTAGAATAGCAATGGTACATATATTGGTCTATATACCCCAACAGACCGTCGTCAGATCCATTGTAAGTATAAAACGCAAGTGGCTGTAAGACAAAAGAGCCAGTTCTCGTTTCTGGATTTGTTGTAGCGCCATTCTCGGGAACGAACGTGGAAAGACGCTCAACTCCCGATGGGGCCGTAGCAGAGCCAGACGCGTCCCAAAAACATGTCGCATAAAATCTATCTCCATTGGGCGGCATTAATCCAAATGTAGAAGGCGTTTTCCCTATAAATGCCCCTGAGTCATAATTGTTCGCAACCGAAGAAAACGTTAAAGTATTGGGAGAAGAGGCCGTATTTACCGCGCTTAAAGTTGCAGTTTCTCTACGTCCAGTCTGAAGACCCCCGGATGTATATCTGCCAATAATTTGATATTTTTTTCCAACGATAAAATTGGAAGCGTCAGCAACGCTGACCGTCACGTTTGAACCAGAGGATATCGCTCCCGTAGTAGTCGAAACCGGTGTCGGCCAATAGCGCTTATTGAGATGACCGAAACCTGCCTGAGCATATGTACCTGAAATCAATGTATATATAAATACAGTATCTAATGAGCCGTAAATCCAATAGTATAAACTACCCTCAGTAGTAGCTATATATGTCTCTGGCGAAGTTAGGCCGTAACCACCATTATATGATGCAGCCGTGCCATAATGATAAGTTGTGTCCCAATTCTCATAGGCCATAAAATACACATTGTTAGTCGACTGCTGGACAAAAACCAGAATATACTCCGGCCACCTATCTGATAATTCTCCAGCGCTCTTATACACTCGCCAGTTTCCATTTGTAAAGACATGCGGGCCAGTCCCATTGTTAGAGGCATACGTAGAAGTCGAACTATTGGGCGCATCCGCTAATTTGAAAGTATTACTATTATTACCCGATACGCCAAAAACATAATAACCTTGATTCAGTGTCATCCCGGAAGGAACACCGCCAGAATAGACAAAAAAGACATAGTCTCCATTTGCAAACCCATGTGGACTAGCAGACGTAAAAGTATGACTGGTAGAATCATAGGTACAACTAGCAGCACCTCCTCTTATAAAAATATGATTATTTGACCCATAAGAGGTTAGATTAATAGCCGACCCGCCTGAAGATGATGCTAGCTGGAAAGTGTTATCGTCCACCTTTATTACATAATAAAGAGTGTTGGCGGTTAATCCTCCTATAGGCGAACCAGTTGTTATATAAAACACTGAATCATTAGTACTGAAACCATGATTTGGTATAGTAATTGTGCCAGGGCTGCTAGCGCTGCCAGCAGTAACATTATTATAATTAGCGACTTTACGATTGGCCATGGAAATACCATCGCACAAAGTCCATCCCATCGACTCTAATGCCATATCTATTTGATCCATGAGTCCATATCGACCAGTAATTAATGCCTGCCTCACATAATGTTTATAAGCCATAAGAATCCTCCATTCGATAAATTATCTACGTAGTTATAGTGACTACGATTACGATATTAGAATGATATTTAAATCTATGTTCAGAACTTTCTCCCTCAATGACAAAGTGCCAACCGTTAGCTAATTCAAAAGAAGAAATATAGTGAGAGCACTTTGTCAAGCCTTCTATTAAAGCCCCCCGTTATGATACACAGAAAAATTAATATAAGACAATGGAAAACTTCTGTTATAAGTCTCCACTATGCCAAAAGCGATACCGGTATAGCGGCTCACGCCTGCATTATCTGCCGTAGGGACAAGCGTGATGTCTGGTGAAGCGGAAACAATTATCGACCCACCTAAGAACCAATCACAACCGACAATAGTTTTGCCAGGCCAAAAAGCTTGAACTGTAGGAAGGCCAGAGTTCCCATTTGACACGAATGTGAGATATGCATCGGCCAAGCTCTAACTCTCCATCATACTGGGGAAATTGTAAGGTCTCTACCAGATAGACTTAAATCTATATCTGAATTTATCAAAGTTTTAACACTATCAAAGTCAATAGAGAAAATTACTGGAGAATCCTTACCATCAGTTAACATTTCTATTCTATATTGTATAAACCTACCAATGGCATTAGACAGTGCCGCCTCATAGTCTATTGTCCAATCACACTTTGATACATAAGCCCCAATATCATAATCATAAGCATATCCATCGGCATCGCTAGTAATGCTATTCGTCAAACTCAACTCTATCCATGATGCCAGGGCAAGTTGGTCGGACGTGTCAGCCACACGATACATCACCTTGAATAACGATGTCAATATGCCAGCACCATGACCAGCATACCCATCGTCACAATATTCAGAAACACAGCCGTCGGAAGCCAGACCACAGCCTCCTGGAGGTCTTAAAATATACTTTTGGCGTTGAAGACTGGCTGTAGAAACCCTAACAGTGACTTTAGTCCATTCTAACCCTGGTATTGTACTATCGTATACTTTCGAAGTATACATGTTAACTACAGATGGCTCTGTAGTAATTTGAAGGGCGATGGAATAGTCACTGCCTCCAGCAATAGCCGTGATCCCAGTAAGATTAGAAACCTGAACGGGAACATTACTACTGGTATTGGTCCCGTTGCCGAGTTCGCCGTACCAGTTAGCCCCCCAGGCCCATACCGTCCCGTCATTTTTCAAGGCGAGGGAATGATTACCACCCCCCGCGATGGCCGTGATCCCGGTAAGATTAGAAACCTGAACTGGAACATTACTACTGGTATTGGTCCCATTGCCGAGTTGGCCTTCATTGTTATGCCCCCAGACCCAAACCGTTCCGTCATTTTTCAACGCGAGAGAATGATCACCGCCCCCCGCGATGGCCGTGATGACCGTCCGATCGGGGAAATA